CCTACGTAAAGAACCCTCTCTACCGTAGGCATTGTCTAAATAAATTAAGACAGTTTAGCGGGGGAAAAATGGCAGAATAGATTCAAAAAGTCCCCTATACAGAGAACCCATAGTCCCAATACCCTTTAATATCCTCCCCTTACACACTTCAAAACACCCTTTTCTACCCTTCTAATTCCCTCGCCAACCCTCCCCCGATGAGTTCCTCCCACCATTTTTCACTCTAAACGAATTCAAACAGCATCTACACCTACACCCCGCCCCGCTCGAAATCGTGAAATCGCCATGCAAACACCCTTTGTACAGTAGTTACTATACAAACTAAGTATTTCACTCATGATTCGTGAAAACAGAAAACATCACCAATAGGACCTCCACGCAGCGTTTACTATGGTGAGAGTGTGATTTGATACCAAACAATGTGAAGACACGCCAGAACCCCTATTCTGTGCGTTTAATCCACTTTCCTGGAAGCAATGCCAATCAGATCGAATCTAGCGTTTCACGAATTGAAGTCCTGTGGCGGGGCGTGGGGGGTCACTCAGTAAATTATACCCAAATTTTTGTAGCTAAAGTCTGAATAAATTAAAGGAAAAATACACATTCCTACACACATTATCGAGAGATACCCCTTTAGTAGGGTCCTATTTGTGGTATCCCATGTTTTTGGTGTATTTTCCTGTTTTTTCCTGAATTTGGGTCCCATACACCAAAGCAAATTGGGTCCCATCCCGAGGAATTCTGCCAGCCGAAGTGAAAATTTGGGGTCCTGAAAAATCCTGGCAAAATTTTCCAGGTTATTTACTGAATGGATTCAGGGAAAATTGAGACCTCGGTATTAACGAGGTCGTGGAATCAGAGAGCGCTCAAGCAATGTCAATATGTTTCGTCTTGGGGAAGAAAAAACCCGGTGCTTTTTCGGCACCGGGCGACGCGATTGTGCGTTATTCCGCCTAAGCCATAACCGCTTTAGGCGGCCTAGGCTTTGGCTGGCACTTTGTCGGTGTCGTGGGTCATGATATTTTGGTTCTTCCTATTAGGGTGTGTGTTGTTCATGGCCGATTCTCCTGTTCCGTGATCCACGCCCATAATTGCTGGTAGTAGGTTTCATGGCCGTTTGGTGTGCAGACTCCGGCATCAAGACAGGCCGTATTGAATGCGTCCACCTTGTCAAAGAGTGTCCGCGCTCGCTTAATCAGCGCCCGCTTGCGCCTCATCCCCGCCTCGTGCTGCTGGTTGTTCATGGTCCTACCCTCAAAATTACTGGCCACCACTTATTGCAGTTTTGGCACATCGCTTCACCGCGAGTAATGCTAACAATCTTTGTTGCGCGACTTTTACAGCGAGTAATGTTAACAATCTTTGTTGTGCGACTTTTACAATAAGGACAGGCAAGCCGCTTCTTCCGCCTCTCCCCCGCCGTGAATGTTTTGGTGCTCACTTCCCGGCCTCCAGTGCGGCAAGAGCTTGGCGGGCTATGCCCCGAACTCGGCACGTAGCAACCTCAAGCGAGGCACAGTTTGTATCGTTCAGGTCGCACCCAGCAAATTGGTTCAGTGCCCGCACTAGCTCGCTGTGCGCGTTGTATCGGCGGACAAGTTCGGCAGCAAATTGGCAGGTGCTGCATGTTGCCTTGTCGGGTGTGCCGATAATTAGTCGGGCATTGATACCGTCAATCTCCAACCTCTCCGGCAATTGCTGCGCTGTCTGTGGGTGGGTCATAGTTGGGCCTTGGTTATGGCGGCACGAAGCAGGTCCAACGCGTAGCCGGTTGCCAGCGGCTTGTCGTGGCCGCATTCAATTTCAGTAATGACAATCTCTGCCGCTTTACACGCCTCTAATAGCTCTGGTGCAGCCGCTATCAGTTGTGCCGCCTCCTTCTGTTCCGTTTTCATCATGGCTGGTCTTTCCGGGGTTGGGGGTTGTTGCAAGTGAGGGTTCGTTCAACCCAAGCGGTTAGCTTCGGCTCATCTTGAGCAAAGAACACAATCACTCCGCCGCTGCCGTCATCAACCATTATTCGTCCCGCTGAATCGGTTGAATACGTTTCGGCCATGTGGACCTTTCGGCGTAATGCTGTGGCGCTCTTGCTGATTGTGTTACCATTTATGTCGAGTCTCGTCATGCTCCATTCCTTTCTGGTTGGTGCGCTTGGGGTTAGGCCATTGTCTTTCTTCACATCCTTATTATCTCTTAAACCATTCAGAATACCATCCAATACTTGCATTTTGCTTTGAAAGGACGCAAAGTGTGTTTGATTGAAGCTGTTATGGGAAAATTTGTTAAGAACGGAAAGCTCACACTTCGCATCCTGATCGATGTTTACGATTCATTCCTCAGGGACTCCCGTATCGAACGGGCAGCGCGGGCAGCGGGAATGACCTCGGCCAATTTCTCAATTCTATTGAAGAAGTATCCCTCCTTGAGGATGGTGCATGATCTGGCTGCGGAGCGGAGGGACCAATCGAACACCCTGGTAAAGTATGTCCTGGGTAATCTGTCGAAGGAAGCTCGGGAGATTTGGAAAGACATTCACCTGACCCTGGAGGAGGACCTTCCCCGCACCCCGAGGGTGATGCGAACTGCCAGCCTGAAATTGAAAAAGGAAATCTTCCTGCACGCGATGGTGAGTGGTTCTTATAATATTTCCAAAGCATGTGCGATGGCGGGGGTGACACCCGTGGACCACGACTCTTGGATTCAGGCAGACCCCCGATTCAAGATGTTGATGGGGGAGATTCATCAGCACAAAAAGGATTTCTTTGAATCGAAACTGGTGGACCTCTGCGCCCTGGGTCATCCGAGTGCCATCATCTTTGTCAATCGGACTCTCAACGCGGATCGAGGTTACACGGAGCGTCTTCAGATCGAGAATGGATCGGAGTCTTCGGGAAATTTCAATCTGGCTGAGCTAGACTTGGACATCGAGACTCGGAAAAAGATTCTGGAAGCCGTTCGCAAACAGCGGCAGAAGTCCGGTGCAAATGTGGTGGACATCACCCCTCCCAATGGATTCAAACAACTCGCGGAAAACAACGGACACGAAAAAGTAGTCGATGTTGAGGAAGTTGCGTAGATAATTAGATGTATGAGAGAGACAATTGCAAAGGTTGAACTACAGGAAGTAGTGGACAAATACATTGATCATGAGATTCGTCACTGTCCTCCTCATTGTGAGTTGTGTTCCATTCTCCGAGACCTTCAAACCTTGATTGCGTCGGAAGAGGCTTCAAAAACAACTCCTAATGTCTTCGTCACCAATCCAAACGATTCAAGGCGCAAGGTGAGTGAGGAGGTGACGAGGAAGCAAAGTATATGGAGCGGGTCGAGGAACTAATGCGTTTGCAATAACCCTACCATGTTGCTAGTGTAGCAGCATGGTTGCGGGAAAGAGCGGTCACACCCTCGTCGCTGATGACATCGAGCAGCATGGGGTTTCCTTTCAGGAAGAATCCCTTCTGGCTTCAGTTGTTCGAGAGTCCTTCTACGATTTCGTCAAGGAGTTTTGGGAGATCATTGCCGGCGAGGTCTTTGTAGACAACTGGCACATCAAATACCTCTGTGACGAACTTCAGGAAGCGGCCGAACGTGTTTTTCGCAACGAGCCCAAGGAGTATGACATTGTCGTTAACATTCCACCCGGAATGACGAAGTCCATCGTTTGCAGTCAGCTTTTTCCTGCCTGGGTGTGGACCCGGATGCCCTCCGCTAAATTTATTTGTGCTTCCTACGCTCATCAGGTTGCGCTCAAGGACTCGCTCAAGACTCGGGACGTGGTCCGTTGCGAACTTTACCGAAGATGTTTTAAGATTCAACTTCGTGAGGACGAGAACACCAAAGGTCTCTTCACCAATACCAAAACAGGATGGCGACTCTCGGTGGGTGTGGGAGGACTGGTCACAGGCTACCACGGTCACTTCCTGATTGTGGACGACCCAATCAATCCTGAGGAGGCTATGTCCGAAGCGGAATTGAAATCGGTCAATCGCTGGATGCGGACCACTCTTCCCACGCGCAAGATCGATAAATCGGTTGCGGTTACGATTCTAATTCAGCAACGACTTCATCAGGGAGATCCCACGGGAGAAGCTTTGGAGAGATCCCCTGAAAGTGTGAAGCACATCTGCCTGCCCGGTGAGATCACCGACAAAATATCTCCTGCTCACCTTGTCGAGAATTACGTCGATGGTCTGCTCGATCCCAAACGACTCTCACGAGAGACTCTGAAGAAATTAGAAGTCGAGTTGGGTCCCTATGGATACGCAGCACAAATTCTCCAGGATCCCGTGCCGTTGGGAGGCGGTCTTTTTGAAACGGGGAAACTGGTGTTTGAAGACCATGCACCAGCGATGGTGAGGATGGCCAGATCGTGGGACAAAGCTGCCTCTGAGGATGGTGGGATGTGGTCGGTGGGGATATTGATGGGGGTCGATCACAAAGGTCAGTTTTGGATTTTGGATGTCAGGCGTGGACAGTGGGGGGCAGCAAAGCGGGAGGATTGGATTCTTCAGACGGCTGAGTGGGATGGAGACAAGGTTGAAGTTGTTTTGGAAATTGAAGGCGGGAGTGGTGGAAAGGAGTCGGGAGAAAACACAGTCAAGAATCTTGCTGGCTTCCCCATTTACGTTTTCCATCCGACAGGGGACAAAGTTGCTCGTGCTGTTCCCCTCGCTTCGCAGGTGGGTGGTGGGACAGTCCACGTTCTGAAAAGGAACTGGACGAAGGACTTTGTAGACGAATTAAAATATTTTCCGAACAGTCGATACAAGGATCAGGTCGATGCTGCTTCAGGAGGTTTTAATAGATTAGCAAAACGCAAGAAGAAGATTGGAACTCTTTGGTGATGGAAAATGCCAAACAGCAGATGAAGGATGCTGGACGTGAGTTCCTTTCAAATGTCCTCTATTGGAAGATGGCGATTGGTCGTTTGCTACTTTACACTGTTTGGGCTTTCTTCGGTGCTTTCCTCATTCTCACTGAAACATTTGGTGACGACACTTGGGACAACATGGGATGGTTCTCCAGATGTCGGTTGTTTATTGGTTGTTTGAACGCTGCCTTGCCGCCAATCATTGCCTTTTTTGATGGCACCATTGCCTTGCTGCGAGGAGATCGTGGCAGTGGGCATACTGAATTCTTAAGGAAGGGATAGATAATACAGCATGATGATTTTGTATGCTTTCTTGTTTTTGGTGGTGGTCGTGGCGAGTATCATGATTTACTTCTTCCTCACGGCTTACCGTCCACCCGTCAGGGATTTGACACATTTCGATCCTTGGATTTGTCATCACTGCCTGGAGGCTGCCCCTAGCACCTCTGAGGTGTGTTACAGTTGTGGGAAGGGAAAGGAAACATGAAAAAGATACTTCAAGCCGCATTTGCTTTTTTCTTTCTGGTTGTGATTTTATTTTTTGTTTGGTTGGGAGGTGCCATTGTTTCTGATGCTGCCCTCAGTGGAGACATACGAAATCAGACAACCCATCTCCACCCAACGCAGGAGCGGGCGAGGTTGTCTGCATCCAATCCTCCTTCTTATTCACAAGGTGAATTCCTTTTGCGTGGCACTCCAAATGCGAACGACACCAACCGCCGTCCGTCACTTCCACCTTTTCCTCCTATCAACAAGCGAGGTGTTGGTGGGTCTGTTAGGTCAGGATTGGCTGTGGAGTTTTTGGTTCGGGAGGCGGTGACTCGATCAATCACCCGCAACCGTGAAACAGCAGAGATGGTGGGATACCAGTTTCAGGAGATCGGTCGCATCTTCACCCAGATGGAAACCAACGGGAATTTTAGTCCTGTTTTTGTTGAGACTGAAATGAGTCGGTTGCACTTCCCTCCTGAGGTCACAATCGATCCTTACGTGCATCACACCAAGACACTGATCTTCACTCTCTACAAACTATCCTACGAGGACCGAACAGCAGTGGAAGGCAGTCCTATAGAGTGGTTGCTTCAAATTACCAAACATTTCAAAACAGCAATCAGTTCTGGACTCAAAGCTACGGGTCGAGTTGGTCTCGAAGACACAGCAGGGGTGACACGGTGAACGCTGAATTCTGGAACCTCGCAGTCGCTTTCACCATTATACTTGCATCTTTTTGGAAACTTGTTAATATATTCGGTAATGCTCTACAATTGCCGACCATGGCGAAAGACTACGATGAAGAATCGACGTGTTAAGATTCTGAAATGCGAGCATTATGACGTGCCAGCCGGCACCGAGGGTGATTTTGTGAAACACCTCGAAGATGGTGTTGAAATCAAAGTCAAAGGACGCTTCAAACGCTCTGGCTCCAGCAAAATCGAGGACACCGTCGAGAGCATTTGGGTTGCCCAGGGTAACTTTGAATTGATTTGATAGTTGCAAAATTGTGGGACTGTCTTACGGTTTTTGCGTCTGGATGGGCGTTTGGCATAACGGGCGGGGGTTTGAGGTATTCCCTTGCCGCTTTCCTTGGGTCGATCCATCCAGACACTTTTTATGAAAATAACTTGGATTCTATCGGGACTCGCAATCATTCTATCTCTTTGTGCTTTGTTTGGTCTGCTTCCTTTTAACCCTGCTATTGCGGTGGCGGTGATCCTGATTGCAGTGGCGGAGTTTGCTTCCAAAACGTAGTCGGTGATTTTTACTGTCAGGAGAGATAATACCTTCGGACAGTGGCACGTTCGCAGGAACCTAGGATTAACTGGAATGTGAGGGAAGGCAGGAGGTAACCGTCCTGCTACACTGTCCTCGAATTTACGAAATCAATGAATGCTCATCCAAGTCAAATCCTGCAAGGACTCACCATCAACGTTCACAACCATGGTTTTGTTCGATTGGTCGATTACATGGGAACGGATCAGTGCATCGTCGAAGCAGCACGAGTGTCCTACCACAGCGGTAGCAAGGGCGAAGAACAGGACAAAAAACTCCTCAGGTATTTGTTCGTTAACAAACACACCAGTCCGTTTGAGATGGCGAAGATCAAGTTCAACATCAAGATGCCAATCTTCGTTCAGCGACAGTTTATCCGCCATCGGATGCAGAACTTCAACGAGGTGTCGGCGCGATATACTGAACTGTCTGGAGAGTTCTTTCTTCCAGAAGCCTGGCGAACCAATGATGGGGTGAAGAACAAACAAGTCAGTCAACCAACGGTGTGGGAGAAGGAATTGCATCAGGAGTGGAACCGAGAGATTGATGAATTCTATGGCAAATCCTACGAGCTCTACCAAAGGATGTTAGGTGCGGGTATTGCGCGTGAACTGGCTCGGATGGTGTTACCAGTTGCCATCTACACAGAGTTCTATTCCTGCTGGGATTTGAACAACCTCCTCAAGTATTTCTTCTTGCGAGACGATCCTCACGCGCAAGGCGAGCATCAGGATTACGCACGGGCAATGAAGGAGATCACGAAGCAACTCTTCCCGTGGACGATGGAGATTTACGAGGAGACCCTCGCAAAGAAGAATGCTGCAAAGACATGAAGCAGTTCGAGCGCAAAGTGTATTCGCAAGGCGGGCAGGACGGTGTCCTTGAACACATCTTTGAAGTTATTGGAACAACTAACAAATGCTTCGTGGAGTTCGGAGCAGGGGACGGAGAATATCTCAGCAACACTGCTAATCTTCGGTTGAACCATGGTTGGAAAGGTTTGCTGATGGACACTGATAATGGGTTGGATGTTGTGAAGGCTTTGGTCACCCCTGACAACATTGAGGATCTTCTCCACAAATTTTGTATCCCTCGGGACTTTGACTATCTCAGCATCGACGTGGATGGAAACGACTACTGGATTTGGAAAGCGATCAGGAATTGGAGTCCGAGGGTTGTCTCGATTGAGGTGAACACTCATTTCCCTTACGACATGGCATGTGTCATTCAATACAACCCTGACCACGTTTGGGATGGGACTTCCTATTTTGGTGCGTCGTTGGCGGCGCTTTACAAATTGGGTAACAAAAAAGGCTACCGATTGGTTCACCTCGTCGATACGCTGGATGCTTTTTTTGTTCGGGAAGACTTGATGAATGACATCAAATCAAAACATCCGAGGGACCTGTTACCTGAATCAATTTATTGTTTCCCGAATGGTAAACATCGTCCCTGGGTGAATGTTTAGGTTTTATTTGCTTGATCTGAAAACGTGTGTATATTTTTCATGATGAAAATTAAATTCCTAACCTTCCTACTCGGGCTCGTGTTCGTTGCTGTTGGATGTTCCTCAACAAAAATCTCAACGAAGGAACTTCACGCCAAGGCGGCGAAAGCTGATAAAGACTGGGCTGAATACAATCAGTTCTATGCGGCAAAATCTTTCAGTGTCGGGACAGTTGATTTGGAACGCAGGATGTATCTAAGGGCCATGAAAGACCCCAACCTCCCGGAATGGGGACTTCGAAGAGCGGCTTGGAATTTAATCATCGCTGTGAATGAGGCACGTATCCCAGACATTAAAGTCCCCCCAGGTCGGACAGGTGCTTACGGGCTTGCTCAACCGTCTCCATTCTAAAGATTTTATGCGAACGCTGTTTGTCCTTCTCTTTGGGGTCTTGCTCGTTGGTTGTGCCTCAACCCCGACTGACCCTCCTCCGATCCCGGATCCTCCACCACCCGCGAATGATTTCCATGCTCGGGTGCTTCAGGCTCAAAAGGATTGGGAATCATACCTTCGTTCTGGTGGAGCATCCAAGGCAGACGCCGAGGCTGTGCAGGACGTGCGTGATGCCTACGATGAAGCAGGAACGAATTACATCGATCTGGTTTACGAACTGATGGTGCCCTCGCTTTTGAAAAGGAAGTAGTAAGAACAATTTGATGTTTGCACTAATCCGTTTCTGCCCTTATTGTCGCTTGCATGAGCGATCCAAGACTTGATCGTCGGGTTGAATTTGACGAAAAATCCCGCGAATACCCGATTCGAAAACTGATAGCCAAAGCTGCGAGACCCAGGAGCTACACCTGGGCTGTCCCTGGCGGGCTTTTCCTTGACCAGGGGTCTGAAGGGGCCTGCACTGGATTCGCTGTTGCTCACGAAGCAGCAGCCCGTCCCGTTTCGGTAAAGAGCATCACCAATCAAATAGCCAGGGACATTTACCATCGTGCTCGGGAATTGGACGAGTGGCCAGGTGAGGATTATGAGGGCTCGTCTGTAATCGCTGCAATCAAGGCGGGCCAGGAAAAAGGATGGTATGAAGAATACCGTTGGGGGTTCAGTCTTTTGGATGCTTTGCTGGCAATTTCTTATAGGGGTCCCGGAATCGCGGGACTGAATTGGTTTACAGGGATGATGAATACCGATTCCAATGGATTTATTCGTCCTACTGGAGTCGTTGAGGGTGGGCACGCAATTTTAGTGCGTGGTGTCAGCGTCAAAGGCAAATACATCAGATTAAGAAATTCGTGGGGTTCAGATTGGGGCATTAACGGGGATTGCTTTTTGTCTTTTGAAGATTTTGAGAGATTGTTACACGAAGATGGTGAGTTCTGTATTCCAGTAAAACGCAAACTCGGTGAATGATGGATAAGACTCACAAACTGTGTCGTGGTTGTAATCGCACACTTTCTATTGATCAGTTTTATCCAGTTAGGTCCAGAGGACCCGATGCTGTAAGACCAAAATGCTCTGCATGCTGTGTTAAAGCAGTCATGGCGTCCAGATCAAAGCGTATGGATGCATACAATATGTGGCAGAGAAATCAGCATCAGAAGATTAAACTTAATGTATTAACACATTATTCTAATGGATTGTTGGAATGTGCTTGTTGTGGAGAGCGGGAGTATGCTTTTTTGACTCTTGATCATATTCATGGCGGGGGCAACAAGCACCGAAAAGCGATGGGTTCGTTTTTTAATGTCTATAGACAACTTTACAAGGAATTATGCAAGGGGGTTCGTCCTGAAGGATTCCGAGTGTTGTGCTTGAATTGCAATTTTGCGGAGGGGCGTGGTGGATGCCCACACCGATTGAAGCGTGAAGCAATGTTACAAATCAATTTATTAGTAAATTCTACTCTTGTGGAGTGATGAAAAAAGCAGTCACCAAGGGACCGACCCGTAACAACGGCAACGGTAAGACTCACATTGTTTCGCGATCAGCTCTTTCACTGAATGGTATTATTGCTCGCAATTTGGTCATGGAGAGGTCTCTTTGGCTGAAGAGGCAGTTGGACCCCCGTCGTGATATTGAAGCGGAATGTGGGCACCCAGCGTCACTCACCATTGAGGATTATTACGACCTTTGGGAGAGGGGGGACATCGCTGCTCGGGTGGTCAAGGTATGGCCGGAAGAGTGCTGGTCCGAAAGCCCCATGATCTACGAAGTCGAGGACGAAGAGGAAACTGATTTCGAGAAGCAGTGGCGGGAACTTCAGGAACAATTCAATCTTTATTCACTCCTCCAGTTGGCTGACGTGTTGAGCGGCATCGGGACCTTTGGTGTCATGCTGTTGGGAATCGACGATGGTAAGACTCTTGATCAGCCAGTTGAAGGCATCAATGCACGAGGGGAGCCTGAAGGAGATGCCCCCAAGCGAAAACTTTTATTTGTCAGGGCCTTTGATGAAAAGTTAGTGAAGGTGGATAAACTGGAGATCGAAATCACCAATCCCAGGTTTGGTCTCCCCGTGATGTATTCCCTTCAGCTTCAGGATGCCTCAGGTGTTTTCAGAGTGCCGGGTCAACCAGAAGCGAAGTTGATCGACACCAGGGTCCATTGGACTCGCATTATCCATCTTTACGATAATCGAACATCTTCAAACATCTACGGGATGCCGAGGATGAAGCTGGTCATCAACCGTCTCCTCGACCTTAAGAAGATTGCGGGTGGAAGCGGTGAGATGTTTTGGAAGGGTGGGTTTCCGGGTCTTGCCATCGAAGCCATGCTCGATGCTGATGAGCAGGCCGAAATGGACGTGGACGCCATCAGGGAGGACATGGATGCCTATCAGAACGGGCTCCAGCGATACATCACACTTCTCGGTGCTCAAGCCAAGACCCTTTCCCCGAACATTGCTGACCCCATTCCTCACATTGATTCCCAAATCAAACTGATTGCCGCTGCGTTGGGTGTGCCGTGGCGAATCTTTGTTGGTTCTGAAGCAGCTCAACTGGCCAGCGAGCAGGATTCACGTTCCTGGAATCGTCGTGTGGCTCGTCGCCGGCGTGAGTATCTGAATCCATTCGTAATCAAACCTTTGATCGAGCGGTTGATTTTGTTTGGAGTCCTGCCCAAACCTGAACAGGTCGAGATTTGGTGGCCTGATCTCAACAGCGCCAGCGATCAGGACAAGGCTCTGGTTGCCGAACGGCTGACAAACGCCGTCACAAAATATGTTCAGACTGGTTCCGATCTGTTGATTACTCCATTCCACTTCCTGACGCTGGTCGTGGGTTTGACGGACGACGAAGCCCGTTCGGTTATCGAAGCGGCCGAGAAGCAAGGCAAGGATCCCGATGACCGACTCATCAAGGAAGATGAGCAGAAGATGGCGATTGAGTTGGAGAGGGAGAAAGCCAAACTCAAACCCAAGCCAGTGATGCCACGCAGGGGATCAGTTCAGCCTCCAGCAAAGTTCAAAAGAGTTCAGAGGAACAAATCTGAATAGACATGTCCACAACGCTAATCCGCTCCGACGCGACCCCACCAGAACCACTCTGATTCGTCGTCAGTTTGCTGCTGACATCAATAATCGTTTCCGAAAGCTCCGAGGAGACATCATCGAATTCATGGTCGAGCTGGATGCTCTCGGGCTGAAGACCAAGAAATTGGGATTTACTCTCCATGCCCAGCGACGGGAGTTCGAGTTCCGATCTGATCCAGACAAACTGGAAGCTTTCAATGCGTGGCTGACTGAACGCATCAATGCACAAATTCTATCAGCACCCGCAGGGACACCCGCTCAAACACCATGGACAGCTAAATATATTCAGTCTGCTTACCGACAGGGGATGGTCAGTGCCTTCTTTGCCTCCAAAACGGAGTTTGAAGAATTTGAGAGAAACATAGACCGATTTCTTCGTGATGCTTTCAATCAACCGGAGACGATGAACAAGATTCGTCTTCTGGCTACGAGAGCATTTGAGGACTTGAAAGGTGTGACTTCCACCATGTCCAGTCAGATGAGTCGGATTCTGGCTCAAGGATTGGCGGAAGGAAGACACCCCACTGAGATTGCGAGGGAAATGAATGAAAAGATTTCAAATCTCACGCGCACGAGGGCTCTGCTGATTGCCAAGACAGAGACTATACGCGCCCACGCTGAAGGAACGTTAGATGGATTTGAAGAATTGGGGATTGATGAACTTGGAATCATTGCCGAATATACAACTTCGGGACTGGATAACGTCTGTCCGATCTGCCAGAAGTTGGAGGGTGTGAAATTCACAGTAGACGAGGCAAGAGGGATAATCCCCCAACATCCAAATTGTTCCTGTGCGTGGACCGTGTCCGTAGATACTGAGCCCAAAAAGCGTCGTAGAAAGAGATAATAAGTCAGAAGTGATAACGCTCTGCCTCACCCATTACAATCGGTTTGAGATGCTTTGTGAAGCGATCTCGCAAGTCAAAGACGACAAGCGGATTGACCAGATAGTCATTTCGGATGATTGCTCCACCGATGGTTCCTACGAGAAGTTGGTGGACACTTTTGGGTATCAGCTCAAGTTCCGAATATATCGGAACAAACACAATCTCGATTGCTACGCCAACAAATATGCTGCGGTGGAGAAAGCTGTTCCCGGCAGTTGGGTGATCCTGCTCGACAGTGACAACACCATTTCGAAGAACTACATTGACACCATCGTCAATCAGAAACCTTGGTTCAAATGCACGGCATTCCTGCCCGTCTTCGCCCAGCCTCATTTCGACTATAGAGCATTTTCAGGAGTTCACATCGACAAGAAGAATGTGGCTCGATACATGGACAAGCCGTCTTTTTCGACGGCACTGAACACAGCAAATCACTTTTTCAATCGTGATGAGTATCTGAGGGTCTTCGATGGCAGTGTGGATCCTAATACTAACGACTCGCTGTATCAGAATTACAGATGGTTGGAAAAGGGAAACTCATTGTTTTTTGTTCCCGGTCTCCAGTATTTTCACCGGGTGCATCCAGGCTCCCATTTCAAACACAACAATAGTAAACATGGAACTGAAGAATTTAGAAAAGATTTGATAAATAAGTTGAGGGCATTGAAATGACAACCGAAGAACTTAACGCCATAAAAGAGCGGGTGAAGAAGGCAACGGAGGGGCCGTGGACATGGGGGTCGATTCACTATCTTAGCAATGGATGCGTGTGGCGGACACTTGAAAGCGACAGTGGGCTTGTGCTGCGCCATGAAGGCGATAACTGGCTACCGTCGATTGACGATCAGAACTTCATCGCACACGCCCGCGATGACGTTCAACTGCTCGTCGATGAGGTGGAGAGGCTGACCAACCAAAACTCGCTGCTATTGGTAGACAAGGAGAACGACTGCCGCGCAACGGTTG